CATATCGGCTCCATGCCATCACCGTCAGCGTTGTCAAGGTAGTGTGCTAACTGACCGCACCCTGTGCCAGCCCTAGTCCTTTTAAAGATCTCTTGAAAATGCGTTTCGCTATTCTCAAAAAGTTTAACTGCTGTGGTGGTAGCGGCAGCCTTGGGCTTCTTCCCCGGCAAACTGGCTAGGGTGTTCTCGTAGGTAGGAGCCTTGAGTTTGGACTTGATGAACGAATCCAACTGGAACGAAGTGAACGTATCGCCAACTTGGAGGATCTGAACTTCGCGTGGTGTTTCTTCCTTGTAATTAAAAGTACCCGGTACACGCAGTACACGCGCCGCGTCAGCAGGCACGTTCATGTCGATGATCAACCCTTCTTGATGGCACAGCCGCTTGAAGTTTTCCCCTATTGGCTTCCACTCAGTAATGGGTATCTCTTCGTCAAACCGCCAGTAGATGTGAAACCCACCACCAGAGTTGATGATGAACGGCTGGCCTAACTGCCCCATGCCGGTCTTGACCATGAAGTTCTTAAAGTCTTCGGCGGCTTGATCTTTGCTGTCGTACTTCTTCTTGGTGCTTGTACTCTCCCCAATGTCTAGGTCTAGGAACAAAGCCTTCATAGCACGAGCGTTGTCGGCTAGGCGATTCCCTTTTTCTTTGAACGCAGCCAGACCAAAGTAAGCGTCCTTTTTTTCAGACGACAACTTGTTGGCTGCTACTAATAACTCGTCGATAGTATCGACGAAGACGTGCTCTTTCTTCTTTGACGTAAACTCAGCCGCGCAGTAAACACCAGAAGTAGGTAGCACCGCCGCTAGAAACTCTAACGGTTGCATGAATCCCCCTTTGATTATTTACTACTGCGTTGGTCTAACAGTTTTTCAATACGCTTGATAAGTTCACGTTGTGCTGCTACCGGCAAACTGTCTCCTGTGTCAAGCCATGATTCTGCAATTCTTATAAGTTCTTCTGTTGTTAAGGCTTGTGGTTGAATGTCGTACATAAGATTCTCCATGCGTCGTCTGTTTGGCTTGTTTGTCTTAGCACCTCAATAACTTTAGCAACACGTTCTTGATAAGCAACGGTGACTTCTGTTGTTCCGGTGAACCAGTTGTAGACCGTTTGACGGCTGGCGCCAATGATCTGGCTTATTCGTTGCATTGATATATCTCGTCGAACAGCCCAACGCCCAAGTTCTGTTCCCAGAGCTTTTGGCGCTTCATTTATTTTTTCGATTATTTTTTGTGAGTAAGGCATGGTATCCATGGGGGTACTTGCGGTGTGTACAACAACCGAATCCCAACGCTGCTGGAATCCGTTTGTTCCGCTTTCCCCCGTCCGTTAGGTTAATCGTCTGTGTCCCAGTTGGCAACTGCGGCGGCTAGATTGCTTTTAGCCTTTGGTGCAGGTGCTTCTTTTTCCTTGCGGACTTCTGGCTCCTCAACTTCGTCGTCGGCTTCCTCAACCTTTGCCTTGGACTTAGGGGGTTTACCCTCAATAGCGATAGGCTTTGGTGCTACCTTGTCAGTCTGTGCCACCGTCATGGTAATAGCGCGTTGGGCTTCAGGGGTTTTACCCTTTGCGACGCATGCCTCATGCTCCTCATCTTCTAGCCAACGAAGTGGTTTGAAGAACAGCTTGGGTGACTGCGCCTTAGTGTCAAACTTCATGCGTGTCACAACCATGTCAGGGCCAACATTTTGTGCAGCCAGCCACCGTGCGTACGCCTGAAGCGGGCGGTTGTCGTTTTCTTCCTTACCGAACACGCTGGTAGCAGGAAGCGTTAACTGCAACACATCGCCATTAACGTCGTTAGCCAGCACTACAGCCAAGCGTTGTGAGAAGCGGCAAGCACGAGAATCGCCACTACCAGACCCTTTGATATTTTGGGGGCAGCCAGCGCAGTTAACATGCTGTGGCTCTTTGGCAGATGCGTCAGGCTTTTCACCATCAGCAGACCAGCACGACGGGGGAGCGGGGTTATCAGGGTTGTACGCCTCACCGTAGAACGTACGGCTGATCTTTGCCGCAGCGGCTACGATAACCACATCAAGGAAGCGATCCTCAACGGCGGCTACTTCTTTGCCATCAGAGATCAAGCGGAACACGCCGCCCTTGATGCTTATACGTTTACCAGTTTGCCCACCACCGCCACCGGCTAGGGTTTTAGCCAGCGTTGACAACTCGCCCTTTTTCGCAAAATCTGGCACTTGCGAGGCATTAAATGCGACTACATTACTCATGTACATCTCCTTATCTTGGTTTACGGACTGTTACTGTGTACTCCGTCGCTTGATCCAGTCCGGGTGGAATCAAAGTCGGATTTTCTTTCAACCACTGAGTCATGTTTAGTTGAGCGATGCGTTGCTCAAGCAGTTCCACGACTTCATGCTCCAACACAAACTTCTTAAATGAGTCCCAATCGTTCGTGGTGTACCGTGTTTTAGTACCTAGAATAATTGTTCCAAATTTTGTGTTAGCGCTTTTTTGCCCTAGAGACAACAGAATATCTTTCATCTCTTTGGCAATATCGTCTTGCAGTTCTTTAAGTCCTTCAACTTCTGTTTCGTACTCTTGGGTTAACACGTTGATGCGATCACGAATCTTGCGGTAAACCTTTATAAGTTTGTCTAACGGTATTTGTTCATCATTCATTTTTATATGCTCCTTATAGTTTTTACAATTTTGTCAAAGTTTTTACTTTGTGTCAAGCAACTCTTCGTACAGACTTACCAGCATGTTGTTGTCTTTAACACGTTGTGCTAATCGTTTAAACATCTTCTTCTCAATCTCGCTGCCCTGTATGTGGATAACTGTTACCTTGTCACTGTCCTGTCCCTTACGGTCAGAGCGTGCGCAACATTGGATGTAGGTTTCAGTAGACATTACCGGACCCCAGAAGACCACAGTGTCGGCAGCAGTAAGCGTTACGCCGTGCGCTGCAGCCTGCGGCTGTATTACAAGAACTCTGGGGTTAGCTTCTTCTTGGAACTGCTTGAAGATTCTGGTGCGCTTTGATGGTGATACATCGCCATGAATCTCAGCGCATTCAATTTGATTCTGTTGCAGAAACCTTGTGATCGTGTCGATGCTGTGTCGGTACGGGGCAAATACTAAGACCTTGCGATCCGTCTCCTCCAGCGCTTCCATGAGCACTGACAGCCTTGGCTTGCAATCGAATTCTACTACCTCTGAATTGTCTGTGTATGCAGCCCCGGCACTTATCTGTAACAACTTATTAAGTTCGGCTGCGGCATTTACTGCCGTAATGGTTTCCCCTGCCGCTTTAACCAGCATCTGTTCCTTAAGAATGTTGTAGTACTTCTTCTGTTGAGGAGTCAACGGCACATCCCGCGTTTCCGTTATAACCGGCGGTAGATCAAGGCATTGTGCTTTTGTGAAGCGTATTGCTGGTTGTAGTGCGGCGTGAACTTGCTGTTGCGCATCGAACTTTGGAACCCATTTGTACATGGTCAGCTTGTTCATTGTTGCGTCGCGCCAAGCCGTGTAAAATCTTGGTACGTTTTCAGCGTTAACAAGTTTGGCTAGCCCGTACGCATCTAGCGGTGACTGTGCCGCAGGCGTTCCGGTCATCATCCACAGCATTACGTCGGGGCGGATAATCTTTTGCAAAGCCTTCCAGCGTTCTGTGCTAACGTTTTTATAAGCGTTGGCTTCGTCCGCAATGACGAGATCAAATCGTCCGTCGTTGTTAATCTCGTTGGCTATAAGCTTAAGACCGTCGTAGTTAGTGATAACGAATTCGTAATCGCCTTGCACCATCTCGATACGCCGTGTTGCCTGTTGGTGGTGAGCAACGATAGCGGAGCGGTGAATGATGCTGTTACTTAAGTCTTGCACCCATGCTGAGTGCATGATTGAGATGGGGCACAGTATCAGGCAACGACGCACCTGCTTAGTCCGCATCAAATAATCAGCAGCCCATAACGCCGAAAGTGTTTTGCCCGTACCCGGTTCTGAGAACACGAAAGCACGACGGTGCAGCGTGAGGAACGCAGCCGTGTCGATCTGATGTGACATAGGCTTGAACCGCCCGGGCCAATCGTATCGTGCCGTGATTGGCGATGGGACATTCTTGACGCCAAGATTCTTGAGCACTCGTACTTCATCTAAACCCCACTTAACTGCTACCTCAAACACACCGTCTACTTCACTAACTACTTTACTCTTTGGTATGACGCTGTACTTATCAGGATTGCGTGTACGCAATACAAGCGCTTTGTTTTCAATTATTTGCATGTTTTTTCAGCTTCACTATTTCTGTTAGTTGTTCTGTATCTACCATAAGCATTGTGTCGTAATCTGCAAGGTTGCTACGCATCAACTCCTTGCTTATCTTTTTCCAATCTGCATCTAACTCAAAACCTTTTACCCACTTGTAACCAAATTTTAAATACCACAGGTTCGCAAGATCCTGTGGTTCTAACCTATTCATTTGTTGTCTCCTTGATTGGCTTTCTTACTACGTAAGCGTAGGTTGCCTTTGGTTGACGTACCGCCTTTGCGTAGTGGCTTAATGTGATCAATGTCTTTGCCTTTACGCTCAATGCCTAGCTTGTCGTAGAGTTGCCGTGCTCGTTGACGTTCGCTCTGAGCGCTGTCAGGACCGTCTTTACCAAGTTCACGATCACGTTTGTATTCCTTTTTGTAATCTCTTGCCATGCTTTTCTCCTAGTGTCTGCGGTTAAATTCGCAAGTACTAACCGGACACCAACCGCATAAAGGGGTCTGGTTTGGATTCCACACATTGTTATCATGGCATGCCACCAACCTAGCGACACGTTCACGATACCTTTGCCACGCTGCTGGGACTTGCTCAATGTCCATCTTGTACTTAACCATGGTTTCTTTTACTACAAACAGAAGCGCAGAGTTAACTTGTCGTAGGTGTGGGAAGTTAGCAAACAACATAAGCGACATCAACTCCAACTGCCCAACGTCAGGATATTTGTTATTGCCTGTCTTGTAGTCCACGATCCAACCTGTCAGGTTGTCATCATCAACAATAACCAAGTCAGCCACACCACGTACCCAAACTTCAGGAGCCTTGAACCCGCAAGGTGTTAGGTCTTCTGTCAGCGCCATCTCTAACTCAGGATACCTACGCCCTGACTTTGTTAGTAGTGCGTCAATGGTAGGTTTAACAAAAGCAAACTGCTCTGGAAGCGGTACGTTATCCCGTACGTAATCCTCGGCGGCTTTGTGTAATTCCTTGCCGTACTTGATCTGCTGTGTGTCAGGCGTTGGGTAGTTCTTAAGGATCTTGACTTCGTGATAACGCCTAGCGCAGCCCTCAAAGTCTTTTAATCCTGAGTGTGACCACTTGATTGTCATTAGAATCTCGCTGATAGGATTGCTTTGGTAAGTCGCTGTGAGAAAGCATTAACAAAGTGTTCGTCTGACTCAAGCTTACTGCCCATGT